ACCGAAGTCCAGCAGACGAGCGCCACGCTCAGCAGCCTGTTCCTTGTCAGCCTTAAGGCTCTCACGCTGTTCCTGGAGACCATCAGAGGATACCCCGATATACTTGGCGTCGCCCCCCAGCGGAACCTCGATGCGAGCACCGGAGCCGACCTTGAGGGTGTCATTGTCATCGTCCTGCATGAAGGCGCCGATGATAACCAGCGTATCCTGGCCTTGCATGAACAGGGTTTGGCGATAGTCCGCTTCCCCACGATAGATCGCGAGGGTCAGGTTGGACAAGCCGATGAGGACGGGCGGTTCAGGCTCGCTCTCCAGATCGCCGGCGTTGATGAAGGTGAACGGAATATAGGGTAAACCTCGACCGGCGATCGTCGGCTGGATTGCCGTCGAGTTGGCGAGATTGCCGTCCTTGCCCCGAACCGGAATAGCCCAGAACTTGTCGGCGTCGCCCTTGGCCTTGCCGTCACCAAGCATGCCTGTCAGCTCGGATCGCGGGGCCAGCAGAACGCGATATTTGTCCTGCTCCTCCCAGGTGAACCCGCTCCGTTCGGCCTCGGTTTCATCCAGCACCAGAAAGTCCAGGTCGGAGGTATCGTCCTCACGTTTACCCATGTCCCAGTTGATGATTGTCGGGGCTTTGTAGGTTGCGATGTACGGCAGGGCACCCGGTCCCTGTCCACTGCGCACGTCGACTAGCAGACCGTAGCGAGAGTGTTTCAGCTGATGGTAATTGATGTCCCGCAGAAGGGAGTTCAGCGAGTGACCCTCAGCCGTGATCTTCTCCCGCAGTGGCTCCATACGTGCCGGCAGTTTGATCTGAGCGGGTTTGCGGGCCATGATGTCCACCATCATTGTGATGGCGTCCTTGACAAAGTCATGGAACACTGCACGAGTGAGGTAAGCCTCATAGGCCTTGTAGCCAGCTTGGTTGGGATTGTCCATGCCATCCGCAATCATGTTGGCGGTCGCGGGCAGATAGGTGGTGCGAGCTTCCTTCACGGTGCGTTGGCCCGCGTAGGTATCACTCATCTGCTGCCAGTCTTCGACAAACAGATCGTAGAGAGGATGTTTCTCATCGACCGACATTTGGCATGGTCTCCTTAATAATGGCCGCTGGTCTTTCCGCCTTTGACCTTACGCGGTTTGAAGCGAACGCGATACCTGCATTCATCACCGATGTGATCCTCAGCGTCACTGTCCACATCATCCATGTCGTCCTCATCGCGAGGCAAGGCGGGAACAGTTCGTTGGAACTGTTCGCAGGTATTGAACACGAACAGGCCCGGCTTTTCGCGCAGGCCTGGTTCTGGCGGGTCTCGTTTCTCAGGCGGGATGGCTGCTTTCATCATAGCCCGCATTTGTTCCCAGCCTTGCTTGCGCGAGCCCGGGGACTTGTCGGAGTATTCCCAGCTTATCCCCATATAGAGCTGGCCGTTGATACGGACGGGTTGAGCCATGTCAGTGGCTTTGGACTTCGCCTGAGGGTCATCCTTCTTCCGACCCATCTCGTCGTCAAAGATGGCGTTATCCGCAGGACCCGACTTCACCCGGCACCACTTCCGGTTGTTGGGTTGGCGCCAGCCCATCTCGAGCTCGAACTCCACGATCCCTTGTGCGATTTCCCACGCTAGCTTGCGCGTCCCTTCATTCGGCTTGCCAGTCCAGCCATACCATTCTGCAATGCGGAAGAGGTCTCCCCGGACGGTGGACCTGCGGTGACCGAAAGCGTCAGTATAATCGGAGCCATCGCTTTCTGCCCACCAACCGACGCTGAAGGGAGCGTTCGAGCCCCAGTCGAAGGAACGATCAATTCGCCACGATGAGGGAATTTCGAAGGGCTCCAAGACGATGTAGTCTTTCCCCATGAACCAGATGTCATCGAACATGCCTCCAGCAACGATGTCCCACGACCCGTCGAGCCATGCTGCCAATTCAGCAGGGTTCCGAGCTGCAGTGCGGATATTCCGCTTGTAGTCGGGGTCGGCTGTCAGCAGGACCCTGTTCTCGTCTAGGTAGCCGTGGATGGCGACGCGAGGTGCTTCAAGCTCTCCGCTGTCGTCACGCGCATCCGTGATGATCTTACCAATGATCTGACCCTTCTTGACGGGCAGGCAATAGCGCATCTTCACCCAGTTGTGCCCGACGCCATAAGGGTTGGTCGTCGCACGCACTTTGCGGGGCATGCCAACTTTCGTGGAGCGCAGGCACGAGAACATGGACTTGAAGCACTTGTCGTCGGGCCAAGTCGTAAGTTCTTCCCAGCCGATGAACGGATAGGCGTGGCCATGATACTTCCAGTAGTCAGCCGGTTTGGAGAACTGGCGGAAGTAGAGCTTCTCTCCACTGGGCCATTCCCAGAACGACTTGGTCTCATTGTACCGGGCATTGGGCCAGATACGAGGGATCCATTTGCGGGACTTCTCGATGATGTCCTGCAGGTCGGGATAGCTTTTGCGGAAGATGATGCCGCGCCATTCTTCGCCCCAGCCCTTGCCGACGTCTTGGCAGAAGTCCATAATCAGGGCGTCAGTCTTCCCCGGACCGCGTGTCCCTTCGTAGAGGACTTCGGTGATGGGACAGGAAAGGAACGCCTCCTGGGAACCAGGCTGCGGTGCCCATACTACGGGCTCAGCACGGCCGTTCTGCTTGATGACGAAAGCTTGGAGACCATTCTCGTTCTTTCGCCATTCAATGCGGCTCGTGTTGGTAAGGAACTGTTCCTGCGCGTGGTTGCCCATGTTCTCCTTGATCCAGCAAGCGGGACTTCAGCAACTCAATGGCCGCGATCAGCCCAGGTTCCCATTGTCCTACCGGATACGTGATACTGGAGCGATCGTCGACCAGCTCGGCTGCGATCACGATAGAACGGATTTTGCCTTCGCGGGCCAACTCGAGGAACGGCTCCATCTCGCGCAGCGCGTAAGCAACCAGCTCGTCTCGGGTGCTCCCTCCGGCTCCTGGTACAGGCCTGAAGCTCTCGAGAGACAAGAGCTTGCCTTGCTTGTCGTCACGACGCACCGAAACGCCTGCCGGCTCTTCGTTTCCGTTATTATGCGAGCGGGTCAATGTCACTCTCCTCCAGGGCCTTGAGCTCCTCGGGTGTCAGCCCCGGTTTGACGTTGTATTCCTTGCCATTCGGCCCGGATTGCATCAACTCGGGGCGCTCGGGTGCATGCTGCTCCATGTACCACTTGGTGAACGCCGCCATCTTCTCTTCCAGAGCCGGGTCCTGCTCCATGGCCTTCTCAGCGAGCTTCTGCTCCATCATGCTGCGCACGCTGGTTTTGCCGGTACGTCGTTCCAAGCCCGTTTCCGGATCGACCTCGTTGGGAGGCATCTCGTCGGGATAGATCGCGGTGCCCTCGACCGTCTTGCCGTCCTCGTTGTCCCGGAACCGCGCCGCCCAATCCTCTGCGGAAAGGTTAGCTTGGTCGGACTGGGGAATGGCCAGCACGCCTCCGCTGATTTCCGCCTCGATTTTCATGTTCTCGCGGAACTTCTCCGGTCGCCGCGCCTTCAGCAGGACTTCCAGCAGCCGGTCACTGTAGCGGCGGATCGTCAAAGGAATAGGTCGCCCATGGGCGTCCAGTTCCAATTCGCCGGTAACAGGATCACGGACGAATGCTTGAATGCCCTTGTGAACTACCGGTTCCTCATACCCGTCCACAGCACGCCGCTGCGCTTCCTGCTCCAGGTAGTCATTGCCAATTTCGAGAGCGGCGTCCCAGGCCTCATGAAATTCTGCGACCAGAGGATTTCCATCGTCGTCGAGCCCACCCATGTCGATGGCGTATCCCGGAAAGCCGTCCTCAGAGCGGCGCTTCCAGTAGTACATCAACCAGGGCGTCACGCCAACGCGACGGGCGGTCTCACTGACATTGGCGCAGTCAGCCAACTCCGCGACGCACATCTGCAGCATCTCGGGGGACCGCTTCTGGTTATGATTGGTCTTCTGCAACTCAGACGGTTGCCGGGGTCGGTGCATCGCCATGTCAGCTCCTCGGGGTGGCGGTGTTTCTTTCATATAGCCATCTTACAGCACCGGCGTATACCAGCGTTGGCTTTTAGATTGCTAGACTGGGAGGAGTTCTGGGTCCAAACCTGTTTTTCTAATATTTTAGGAGGGCTAGTAGGCAATCCAAGCGCTCAGGTTACAGCCCCCACTGCATGAAAAGGCTACTAGAGAGCTGAACTTTAGAGATGAAACCATTCACCGCTGCGTGAAAACAGCCCAGGGGGCACGGTATGTAGTATGTGCTGACACCTACCCCCCACTGTATATCGACGAAAAAAGTTTGAAAAAACTGGTTTTGTGAGTGTACGTAGCGAAGTTTCCAGTCTATACTATATCTATCAACAGAGGAACACAGACCCAACCAACCAACTACCAAACACCAGTGAAATGGTTCACTGGTGAACACCCAAACTAACCCTAAGGAGACCACCATGTCCACTTTCAAAAATTGTACCCACGTCGTCAAGACCCTCCTTCTCGAAGGTACCCTTACCTACAAGGAAATTGCCAACAAGGCAAGGGAACATTTCCCCGATGCCCGTACGACCGACAAGTCCGTCGCAAGTATTGCCCGTGACATGCGGAAGGCGGGGCAGTTGGAGAAGAGGGAGCCCGCCCGTAAAAACCCCGTCCAACTTGAACTTCCTCTCTGAGAGGTTGGGTGCAAGGGTACACCCGAAAGGGTGTACCTCATGGACCCAACGTCCTCAACCCAAAAGGAGAAAATCCATGGAAATCATCTTTGCCCTCGTGCTCGTCATCGCTGGAGAACCCGACTATCAGAAGGTCTACAAGACCGAGACGGGTTGCCAGAACGCAATCACCCGTGAAGTCAACGAGGGCGCCGCAGAAAGCGGGTTCTGCCATCGCATCGAAGTGCCCCTCTCGCAGGAGGGCTGATCGTGCCCGTCACAGAACCCCTCACCTTCACCAACCAGTTCCCAGGTTATCCTGGGAACACCCTTCCGAGTGCCCTGCTTTCCGAGTGGGAAGACACCTCGTGGGGCAACGACACAAGCCCATCTTTCAAGAAGGGCAACTTCCTCGTGTGGGCAGACTGGCCCAACGACTGTGACCGGGAAAGCCCAGGAGGGCATCGGTTCATCCTGATGCCCCTCGACGATGAGGGGTGTCTGCCACTCGAGACGGACACCCTTCTCGAGACGGACGACTTCGCCCAAGTGGAGGCGTTCATTCAAGCCCACTGAGGATTACCTTGGCTGGTTGCTGGTCACGTCGACCAGCAACTTCCTGGGCAATCCCGCCCAAACAGGAGAACCACCATGTCCAACTACCTTCGGTCCCTCGTCCAGGACGAGCTGGACAACTGTGCCCAGGCCATCACGGACTACCTCAGGTCCCCGATGGACTTTGCCGACGAGCTCGAGCACTGGACTGGGCGCCTCAACAAGGCGACGAAGGCCCTCCACGAGCTGGACCACGCCCTCTATCTCACCCAGTCGGAATGGAGCACCCTCCGTCTGCTGGTGGAGTTCCACGAGGGCTCTGAACCTCCCGTGAACGAACGGGACTTCGAAGTCCTGCTGGCGAAGCTCAAGGGCTGACCAGCACGCGGGCCTACCCTCAACAAACGTCGATAGGCCCGCGATTTTCCTGTTTACAAGCTCTGTTTGACAGTCTATTCTATAAATGTCAGACAGTGACACAACCCAGGGCGATAGCCCGCAACCTAGGAGACTACCATGTCCACTCTTGAAAACAACACCATCGCCCAACTGGTCGAAATCCATGATGCCATCGAGGGCGTCGAGCCCATCGGCAAGTGGAAGGGCCGCAAGG